CTGGCGACTCTCGGGAGAGGCATAAGCTTCTCCAGATAATCGTCCAGCCAACGCACTGGGCCCCAGTAACCATGCTCGTAGAGCTGGTTACGCAAGGACACAGTGCTGATGAGCTCGGTCGCGTCCCTCCGTGATGTAGGGAGAACTGTACGTACGCGGACGATGGATACGTCCTCGCCGTCGTAGTACTCCTTACCGCAAGACTCTCTGAACTTTCCAGTCCAGAAAGACTTGCGAGTATTCACTCGAAGACCAAAATCTTCGAGCTTTCCTACCACGGAACGCGCGAAGTCTACAGGGACAATGATATCGTCCCCATAGACACGCACCTGACTCTTGAACCGACGGATCAGTCCAGGAGTCAACCGGGTCTTGAGCCCTTCTTCAATCCCACAGAAGACCAAGGTGCAAAACACCATGGCCTCCACAGGGAAGCAGAGGGCCGAACCCATAGACGCAAACTTGGCCAGGCGTACAACGCCATGACCAGGCACATCAGCCTTCCGGCTCCTAGTTGCATCGAGCCCCCGTGCAACATGGGGGAATCGAGAAACTAGGAGACGTACATGCTGATTGGAGACGCGATCGGATGCTTCGCTCAGATCGAGCGTCGCAAGTGCCCCTGTAAGGGACCCTTCCCGAGCCATTTCCCTGTTAGGGTCTTGGTCCCGGAATCCGATAAGGCTTCTGTAGGGGTTGTCCTTCCCCTCCAGATAGCCTACAAGAGACTCAGCTATAGCCTGCTGCGTATATTGCATCGCAGCAGGCTCAATAGCTATGACTCGAGGCGTCTTCAGCGTCTTAGGAACGGTAATGACCCTTACGGGCCTTTCCGCTCCAGGTTCGAGGATGTCCACATGCTCGAAGTCTACGTATGTCCCCTCACGGGGAGCTACGTACCCGTCTAGAAACGGGAATAACTCTTCGAGCCGCTGAGTCCACTCAGACTGTTCGTACTTGTGGTTTCCCACAAGCCGATCAGCCGTGGCTCCAGGTCCATGCTTCGGCTTGACACGTCCATAGTAGATGTCTTCATCTACTCGTTGCAGGACGTGTGCAAATAGAAGCATACCGACGCGATGAAACTGCTCAAGAGCAGTTTCCTCTAGCTTCGCATCGGACGTGCGGACATCCTGCTCACACTCGATGAACTTGGAGATGGCTTTCGAGTCCTTCTTTCGAAGGGAATCCTCGTCAACCATCTTCCCTCTCACGAGACCATCGGTTTTGATCTTCGCGAACATCAGAGTAATCTGACGTATCGCTTGGATCGCATCGATGTTAGGTTCATCGAGCAAGAGCCCGGTAGCACGGTCGAACACTAGACCGAGGAAACCTCCTAGAAATAGGGGGAGACCTCCTCCTCGCGGGCGTTTCCACCCCACGAAGAGTTGAGAGTCTACCTTTCCATCGTCTAGACCTTTTTGGAGGTCATCGGCGAAGGAAGGTAAGGTCACCGCCAGAAATGGCAGACCCTCGTGTTCGACACGACCAACGATCGTTTTCCAATCGTTGGTGGTGCTAACGCGACACCAGGTCCCCCTATCAAGGAGGACCTCCTGCAAGAGACACATGAGGCTTTTCATGGCCTCCTCCGATCTATATCGGGGGTAAGCCATCCCGACTCATGCGTCTACCGTGGATCTCAGGCCGTTACGACTCACCGCCCAGAAGGCGGGTCGTCGCTGCACCGGAAGAAGCAGTGAGGAAGCTCGTGAGAGCATCCACAATCTGCTTCTGCTCCGCGATCGTGTAACCAACCTTAGGAACATCCACAACAACATAGCAAGCCATGTTGTAGGGGGTGTTCTGGGCCGGGAACAGCGGATCGGGAGCAGTCTTCCGGACATCAATGCGGGCCACACGACGGTTCCGCTTGCCATAGGCATGCGAAATCGTAAGGGTGGTGTTTCCATCATCCTTGGTGTAAACGCTAGCCCCATCCTTCACACTAGTGCGAGGAAGGGACTGCGCAACCGCATTGATGGTCACGGACTGAGGGTCGGCAAACGCCACGAGATGACTCCAGCAGGTGAAGGAACCGAAACAGGCACTGGATGTGCCGGTTCCGTCTTGCTCGGACCGGAGTTGCCAGCAACTGCGAGTATTAATCCGCAGAGCCCTGCAACTCCTGCAGCTGAGAGCTGCCACAGACATCCAAGAGCCCAACGCCTTTCGGCGTCAGACTCAACGATGAATGCGACAGAAACGTCCTCAGGCTCAGCCTGAGAACGAATCGGTTTGGGGAACGGGAACATGGTTCTCCAAATCACTCCAGCTGGCCTTGGGCTCGAGAGATCCCGAGTGCTCCAAGGATGGCCCATTGGCGGGGACTCAATCCGCCAAGGTCCAGGCCAAACCCGTAAGGGGTTGCCTTGACACGCTTCTTGACCGTAGTCGTGAAGCTTTGTGTCAAAGTTGGTGAACCAATACCTCGAAAGGTTTGGCCCACCAAGGTGTAGGTGTCAGTGCACTTCCAAGTGCACATGACATACCCCCACCGCATCACAAGGCCGTCTCGTGAGAATCTGGAGATGTTGGTCATTACATCTCCAAGGTTCGAAACCCAGTCGACAGCCCAGCTCCACGGAGTGAGCTCCCAGAAGAGTTCTGGACTTACGTCCAGACCATACACCGCGCGGAGGCGCGATGCACTACGACGCATCTTATCCAGGGATGAGTCACCCTTGGGGTAAAGATACGTGTAGGCTCCTGAAAACCAAGTACGGACTTCAGTAGTCCGTTCAAGGTAGAGCTTACCCGTAGGACCATTGTACGCGGATCCTGCACCTCCAGTTCGAAGGCCAGGATATCCGAGCCACGGATCCGACTTTACAGTCGGCCCTTCAACGGTCCTCTCCACAGGGAAAGAGTACCTCCGACGCACGAGGCGACCAGAGTCGCGCTCAAGCTGTGAAATACGCTTCTCAGCGATTTTCGTAGCTTGCCAGATATTCTGGAGATCCGAGATGAGTGGCTTAATTCCGAACTCAACGTTGACGTACTCGTCGGCTACGCCGCCGGGTCCGCCACG